ACGGTGTTGTAATTTCATTAACATTATATTTTGCTGCTAAAGTCTGTAAAGCTTGTTTTCTATTTGAATACCATTCATTATCGTATTTTACGAGTTTAGTAGCTCTCATTTGTTTGATGTTATTGTAATTTTCAGAACCATGATTTGCTAATTTTGTAGCTTTAATTTTAGCAACTGATTCTGCTGAACCACCTGCATTCTTACAACCACATGTAGATAAGTTAGTTTGTTCAGCTTTTTGTTTAAAATCAGCACTAGCCATGTAAGATTCTGTACCAAATTTATCCAAACACGTTGCTTTACGTTTATCTTTCGTAGATTGCAATTTTGTAGTATATTGCCAAAAACACTTTCTTGAACAAAATTCTCTATAGCCGTGTTGTAAATCGCGATATTCAACTGGTTTTCCACAATTTTTACAAAAACCTTCGTTGTTTGTCTTAAAATACGTAGCATAATACGTTTTTGAATCAATATTGTGTTTACGCTTTGTGTGTGTAGTTACACTACAATAGTTAGTGAATTCTTGACCACAAATTTTGCATTTAAGTTTAATATCCATTCAGTTCACCTAATATATTAGTTACAAATATATTTATAATAAAAAACCGAAGTTTTGCAACTTCGGTTTTAAAATTAAGCTAGTAAACTAAATTACCAAACTTTAGATTCTGTTGTATTCTGGAACAAGTCCTTGAATTCCAACAAGCGGTAATAGTTTTCTGCACCTAACATATTATCAGCAAATGCGTAACGGCTCATAACACCAATACGAGGGCTGAAATCGTTAGGATCGATTGCCTGGTTGACAAGACCTGTGATGTAAGGACAGAAGATAACACCTGCATCGTTGTTTTCAGATCCCTTGAATGCCAAGAGAACTTGACCATTATCAAGATTCAAATGTTCGTCTGTTGCGTACTGGTCGCAATATACCTTGATAGAGCTGTTCAAAGTACCAACTTCTGGAGTTGCTGCGGAACCATTAACGTTTGTAACGATCTTGTTAAAGAATGGAGCTGCACTCTGAAGAACAGTAGCCATATCTGGGCTAACAACTGCAATGTTAGCAGCAGAACGACGTGTAGCAGTACGGATCTGGTTAGCATAACGCATGATCTGAGTTACAATTCCAGAGAATCTTTCCTGAGACCAACGACCTGTCCAACCATCGTCACCATTTCCACCGTTAGATGTTGGTTTACGCTGGAATGTCTGCTTAATGCAAAGGTTCTTACAGTGACCAATTGTTTCACGGTCAAGTTCTGCAGTCATTTCATACTGAAGCATCTTAACCATTTCGGTCATCATATCAACGTTCTGCATTCTCTTAATATCTTCTGCAGATTCAATACTGAAGCTAGCACTTAGCTTTCTGCTCTTAGCAACGATAGCCTGACGGCTGATCATCATACCAAGTTCAGGCATCTTTGTGAAGTCTTCAGCACCACCACCTTGGACCTTCCAATGTTCTGCAGTTTCAGTTTCGATACCAGTACCTGCATCAGGAATACCGCTTGTGTTAGCTGTAGAGCCCGAATAGCCAGAATACTTAGGAACTGACTTCCAACCTGCTTCAACAATCTTATCTGAGTTCTTGTCCTTGTACAAGAAACGCAATGCGTATGCCAAACCTACAGGACCATTAAGTGGCTGTACACCAACCAAAACGTTTGCAAATAGGTTAGGGAAAACACGACGAACTAGAGCCATTGCAATTGGTGCAAAGACAGCCTTACCGTCACCACCAAAAGGAATACCCTGGTTAGCACCAAGAGGTGCGCCAACGTTCATACCAAAATCTTCGTTAATTGCTTGACGGCGCTGGTTTTCCATAAGCTTTGCAGTATTCTCACGAATAATGCGATCTGGAATAGTAGCAACAGTCAACTGTTCAGGGACCTTAGTCCATTTTTCTGTAAGTTTCATTTATTCCTCCAAAAGAATAATTTTGTTGTTGTTATAGTTTATTTATACAGATTGCGTATAACTTTTTATACTAATTATAGCGCATTTTCAAGATATTGATTAGCTTGTAGCAAGAACTTATCTATATCTTGCTTGTTATTAACGGGCTTGAATTTTTCAGTGATAAAATCAGGAACTCCATCTTCGATTGCAGGTCTCTTACGAAGAACGTCCTGACGCTTTTCGTGCAAGAGTGTTTGGTTTGCAATAGGAAGATCGTTTGTCTTATATTCGTTAATCAATTCGCAATATGTATCGATGTCAGACTTTGTAGATTCATAGTCCTTTGATTCGAAGAAGTTCTTAACTTTTTCTTTCATTTCATCGTCCATAGAAGCAGTCTTTTCTGCAATAAGAGCATGCTTTTCAGCATTTCTTGCAGCTTCACTCAAACGAATATTTTCTGTCAACTGAGTCTGAAGTTTAGATTCAAGTTCTGCAACTCTACGATTTGCTTCCTTAAGTTTCTTTGTACCAGAAACGTTAAGAGGAACATATTGTTCTTCAAACAAATTCTGAATACCCTTAACAAGAGGAGCAATTGTTTCGTTAATAGCAGTCTTAGTGATAAGTTCTGGCTTAATGTTTTCAGTTATTGCATAAGATAAGTAATCATCAACAGCATCAATAACTTTATTTTCGATCAAAGCAAGTTCTTCGCCATACTTTTCCTGGAACTTTTCAGCAAAATATTCAGTAATATATTGTTGTGTAAGCTTTTCAAGCTTTGCAATATGTTCGTGAATCTTTCTGTCAGCTTTACGAGCAATTGTAGCAGCCTTCTTATTACAATAAGTTTCTGCCAAAGTATTCAATTGTTCAGATTTAAGCTTAATAGCTGCATCGACCTTTTGACGTGTCCATTCATCAGCTTTTTCAGAAATAATCTTAGTTTCTTCAACTACACGCTTTTTAACTTCAGTGTCAAATGCTTCTTTGATAGTCTTAAGATCTTCTTCGGAAATGTTTGCTGCTTTAAGCTTTTCTATGATTTTATCCATAATTTTCCTCCAAATGTAAATATTTGCTTATGTAATTATTTATACTACCAAAAAATGATATTTATACTTAGCGACCGATGTGACGCCTAAACACGCTACTAAAATTACCTTCTAAAGATACCCAAGGAATCGAAATCTGTAATGTATGATCGCTAGCTTTATAATTAAATTCTGCAGCCTCTCGATTTACTCTAATTGGTACAAACAATTCGATTTTATTGAAAATTTGTTCTTCAAGACCATCAGTGTAATTATCGAATAGAATTTCATACAAAGGACTAAACAACGGTGCATTGAATAAACATTCACCAGGCATTGTAGTAATGATTACTTCAATTGCTTGGTTAATTGCGTCTACACCGTATAAATCTTCATCACAAGAACGTCCATTTAAGTCAGCAAATGGGTTTTCAACAGTTTGCGGTTTAGCAATTGTACTAAAATTTGCGTTTGCAGAAAGTGGTAACATAAACTATCCTTAATATTTATTCAATACAAATGTAGTATCTGACATAGCGTTAATTACGCTCATTTTGTTATCGATATCGTTGTTCAATTTTTCATCTGTTCCATTTACCAACGAATCAACGACATAGCTCATAGAAACAAGTTGACCATCTTCAGTCCAATAGAAACGATTCATTGAATCAGTTGCTAATTCAACATCTGCAGAACCAACGTAGATAGTTGAACCATTTCCGCTTGAGCCAGTTGGGAAGAAAATATCAGTTAAGTCAATCATGTCAACTTCTGCAGGATTTGCATATACAACTCTATTGTCTTTCACTTTTAAGAATTCGAGAATTGAATCAAATGACAAGTCAATATTTGAAAAACGCAATTTAATTTTTGACATTGCATTTGCAAGAGCAGAACCAAAAGCTGCTGCATCAACGAATGTAGATTTAAACAACTTAACGCCTGGAACTGCATTCCAATCGCCTTTATCAAATGCACGTTTTGTATCTTTTACAAAGTTTGCTAAGTTATATGCATTTTGCGCATTTGCTAAGTTCTTAGAGGTAATACCAGCATCAGTCAACGCATTTGTTAAATTGTTCTTAACTTGATTCAATTGTAGAGTTACGTTATCGCATGTACCAAGTTTCTGCTTTAACCACGAATCAGTCAACTTAAATTGACCATAGCCAATTTCTCTAATATGCAATGCACCCATACACTTTTTATAGAAATTTTGAGAAGTTGCAATAGAATCGCAAGTTTTATCTTTAGGACTTAGAACACAATTGAAGAATACAGATAATTGTCTTAATAAATCTAAAATACCGAAATCTTCGATTGCATAGAAGTAACTTTCTAGCTTCTTTCTAATTCTATTTCTGTTACGTGTAATTACATCAACCCATTCATTGATTTTAGCAAGAATATCTTCACCTTTATCACGTAAATAGTTTAAACCCCACATGAAAGTGAAGCCTGAACTACAAATTTGACGTCTAAATGTGTCAAAATCAGAAATGTCTTTGTAAAGATTTGCTTGAGCTGTAGCATCATAACCACCATACTGTTGCAAAGTCTTTGTAATAGGTGAGCTTGGATTTAGCAATTCTTTCAAGATATATGAACATTTGAAGATAGACTTACAGAACTTATCTAGTAAGTTTTTAGCATGAGTTTTTTGCATAATCCAGTCAGTCAAATACTTACACAGTATTTGATATGCCGCCAGCGCCGCATTTAGAATCTCTAGGCAAGTAAGCTTAATCATGTTTTCAATAGCCATCACCAACGAATCAATCGATTTAATAATCGCTTTTGCATACACTAGGCTTGCTTCTAATGCGTTCTTTAATATCAAGAAACCTGCATATATGTAACTACAAATGATAGTATTTAAAGTCATATTTTATCTTGCGAAGTTAATCGTAATTGTTCCTAATTGATGCCACTGATTATCGCCTCTACCATAGAACCACTGCATATATTCATTGTCTTCTAAATCAATTTTTGCAGAAGTATCTGTGTCAATTTTGAATGGCGTAATATATATGTAGCGGTAAATCGGGTCAACTACATAAGGTGCAACCATATAATTCTTATTAAGTTCGCCATCTATTTCAGTTCTATTATCTAATTCATAAACTGGATAGTAGTTAGCATGAGACGTTCCGTAAATTGTGTGAATGATGTTATGCTTAGAATCTTCCAAGTCTTTCGTATCAAATTCAATAAAGTTACGAGTAAATTGAGTGTTTCTATATGGGTGCATGCGATAATTATAAGAAGTTAAACAAGTACCACTTGTAACGTCTTCAACTACAACACCATTTTTAATTGCACTCGTTTTAACATCACCAAAAATATAAGTTGATGAATCAAGAATAGAAAATTCTCTATCAAATTCACGCCATGTATCAGGAATTGCACTATAAACATACTTAGTAGTATAACCTGTTAATGCTGATGCGCCTGGATAATTGGCTGAAATTGAAGCAATATCTGCTTGTGTAAATGGAATGTCATAGCTACTTACCATGGCCGATGCAAGACCAACTGCTACTTTCATATTTTCGTATTGTTGATGTTGAGGAACTGTGAAATCGTATGCAGAAGTTAAACTTCCATCGAAAATACCCTTTTGTGCAGCTTTCATATAAGTTGCAGAATTAGAATATTTTTCATGCATATATGCGTTACCAGAAATTCCAAATCGCATAATTGGACCATACGCGATATTTGGATTCAAAGTTGTAACAATGCTTGTAATCAAACTTGTTTTTTCAATTGGACGATATACGAAAGCTTCACACGTAAAGTCAAATGTTACTGAAACTTCACGTTTATCTTCTGCTCCCATGTCGTCTTTACCATAATCGAAATTGAAACTTGTTAGTTTGACCTTAATATCTCTACGAATATTCATAAACCAGAATTCTTTTACGTATAAGAACATAGCAGAATCCTTTGTTTTACGCATAATCATTTCAAACATACGATTTAAGTCTGCATCTTTATCTGCA